ATTATTGACACTGATGGCAAGGGTATGAAAGATATTAAGAATAAAGAAATTCGTATGATCAGTCCTACTTCATTTGAAGATGATCCTTTAAGAATGTTAAGAGCCATTCAATTCGCGGCTAGGTTTGAATTTAAAATTGAAAAAAATACCTTCAAAGAAATGAAAAAACAAGCGCATACTATTTCATCAGTTTCTTCTGATAGATTTAATGAAGAATTTAAAAAACTTTTCACCAAATCAAAAAAACCATCAATCGGTGTAAAACTTTTATTTGAAAGTGGATTGATAAAGCATCTATTCCCAAAAGCATCTATTAAAGACATTAATTTAAAAGCATTAGATAAACTAGAAACTTTTGATGGGTTTAATAAAAACTATGGTGCTTTTATAGGAATGGTTCTAATGAGTTATAAGCAAGACGCTGGTAAAATTGCCAAGGCTGGAATGAAATTATCTAATATTGATTCTAAAGCAGTTCAATCTGTAACTTCATACAAAGATATGGATTTAGTTAAATTAGTTGGATGGGCTAAAGATAACGATATTAAATCTGTTGATGCTTATCTTACCGCTATAGGAAAACCAACAGTATCATCAAAATTAAAAAATGTTAAATATCTTTCAGTTAAAGAATTACCTATAAATGGAAAAGATGTTTCTCAATTGGGGTTTAAAGGTAAGAGTATAGGTGATGCTTTACAATCTGCATTAGATTTCTCTATTAAGACTAATAAAACAAGTAAAAACGATCTTCTTAAACATATAAATAGTAAGAACAAATGATAAGGAGATTTAAACATGGCGTGGGTAACTATTACAAACAATCCGAGTTGGCAATATGACAATTCGCCGCCTGATCCAGGTGCTAATAGCCCACTAAGACCTCTATGGTTAAAACAAACTAACGGTATTAGAACTACAAATGGTCATGCCGTATATACAAGTGTTCGCAAAACAGTAAATTCAGCATCTGGTACGTCTACAGTTTCCATGGGTGAAATTAGTAAAACCTTTTGGGACAATGTATCATGATCAAGTTTAAAATATTTATAACTGATGAGTATCAGAGAGATTACAAAAAAGAAAGAAAAAACTATCTTGGAACTCCAGAACAGATGGAGAGAAACGCCGCTAGAAAACGCGCTAGGAGAAAGATGGAAAAAGAGGGTAAGGCAGAGCCTTTTGATGGGCGAGATATTCATCACAAAGATGGTGACCCACTCAATAATGATCCAAAAAACTTATCAAGTGTAACTGTTCATTATAATCGCAAAGAGCCAAGGATGAGAGATAAATGAAAACATTCAAAAATTTTATAATAGAAGATAAATGTGATTTAGTAGGTATGAAACAAATCAAAGCATTTGAATCTATTGTTGATAAATTATTCAAAAAATATGGAATTGATTTCAAATTCACTCGTCATTTTGGTGATAGGATGGGAGATGATAGAAATACACCTTGTATCTCTATGAAAGAGTTAGCAGAATTTATAAAAAAGATTTACGCAAGACAAGGTAAGTCCCTCAAAGGTGTGGCTGGGGCTGAAGCGGTAATTAAAGATATGCAATCTGATTTGAATATTCCAGTAGCAGTTAAATATGATCAAAGAAAAGATGAATTTGATGTTGTAATGAAAACAATTATGCGTAAGAAAAACTTTCATACGCCAGATAAGGTTATAAAATATGCGTAAGTATAGTCAAGTTCTCTTAGAGTTAAGGACTACTACACCAAAACCTAAAGATACTCTTGGTATCTCAAGAGTAGATATGCCCCAAGTTCGTTCAGCAGATTATGATGAACTTATAGAGTATTTGAAAAATTTAGGTATAAAAATGGAAAGAAAAGAAGTCAAAGCCAAAAGACTACGAGCCACCCAATCTGATTTTAATAAAGATAAAATAGTTAAGGCTATGGGCCGAATAAAAACTATTGGTCAAGCAAAACCACTTCTGGTTTCTTCAGATAACTATATTGTTGATGGTCATCACCGTTGGCTGGCGGCTAGAAATGGTGGCGCATCAATACCTATTATGCAATCTGATGTAAAAATAAAAATATTACTTAGAGCAATAAAAAAATTCCCTAAGTCTTTTACTAAGACAATAGATGAAGAAGAAATATATAAAATGGAATGGCGTAGAACATTTTTGGATTAAATTATGAAATACTTTATATCAGCACCTTTTGGAAACTATTTAAAACTTCCTAACGCAATTAGCGTAACTGGAAGTTGGACCGTTGAAAAAAGAGAAGGACTTATTCCCCAAATTTTTAAAACTCTTAGATATAAAAATGGTGGATGGATTAATAAAATTGGATTGCGAAATGCTGGAATATATGAGGGTTTAAAAAGAACAAACTCTACAGATGTGTTGAGCCTTGCCGCAATAAACGAATATGATTGGCTACATCTGTCTCGTATAGTAGATAAAAATTCATCTGTTGAGATTAATATAAGTTGTCCAAACCTTGATAAAGATGTGGGTGCGGTAAATTTATCTGGTTTTGATTTATTTCCTAAGAGTGAAAGAGAATGGTGTATATGCAAAATACCACCTACTGCGACAGAATGTCTTATAGACAAGATAGTAGATTTAGGATATAATCAAATACATGCAAGCAACACTTTGTATTCTTTAAATGGCGGTCAAAGTGGAAAAATTTTAAAACCATATACTACAAGGATTATAGAATATATAAAGAGAAAACATCCTAGCATTACTGTAATCGCTGGTGGTGGGGTTACAAATAAGGATGATGCAGAATTTTATTTTGATAAAGGTGCAGACTATGTAAGTCTAGGAACAGTATGTTTCACTCCTTGGAAAATAAAAAGCATAATTTCTTAATTTTTTTTACTTGACCTCTTGAAATCACGAAATAAAAACATATATAGTAATGAGTTAGCATCTTGATGCTAATCAAACCAAGGGGATGCGAATAATCGGTCCCATTACAATCTTGCTTGATCAAAAGGAGATAACAATGACAGGCTTACAAACACTTTTTCCACGTTCATCTTTCGTGGGTTTTGACCATTTATTCAATGAACTAGAGTTTACTGCTAAACATGCTCAAGACCACTATCCACCACACAATATTATTAAAGCAGGAGAATCAGATTATTTGATTGAACTTGCTATTGCTGGATTTTCACAAGATGAAATTAATGTTGAAGTAAAAGATAGAACTTTGACAGTAACTGGTGAACACGTTTCTAAAGGTAGAGAATTTATCCATCGTGGCATTTCAACAAAGAAATTTAAACGAACCTTTAGGCTGTCTGAACACGTACAAGTAAACGGAGCAAATATTCTAGATGGTATTCTGGCAATTGAATTGCAGTACGTCATTCCAGAATCAATGCGTCCTCGTAAAATTAAAATTGGCAATTACGAGGAAAACTCAAATGCAGCACATACTAACAACGCACAACTTCTTAACGAGAGGTCTAACAGGTCTCTTTGATTTTATTCTTTCTGTAGGAAAATCTATTCAATTTTCAAGGCAGTGTTCTGCAAATGCAGATTTGGTTCAATATTTTAGAATAGAATATCCAAATATGTCTGACCATGAAATACTGGCTGAATTGAATAGGAGAACTTTGGAGGATTTTAAATGATTCAATGGATCAAAAATTTCTTTCAAATTGTAACACCTATGACTGAAATAGAAACCAGAGATGCATATTTTGCTGAAGCAAAAGACTTATGCGATCTGGAACGTAGAATGAGGGCGTGGGACAAAACATCAACGAATCAAAATCTTCGCGGATGGATTTGATCTTATACCATATTATGATGAAATGGAAACTCTATAGACAGATTGCAGAATATATCTTGATTAGAGTTTTACCTTAAAACTAGGAAGGGCATCATTGCCCTTCTTTCACACACACAAATTATGGAGATTAAAATGAGACAGCATATTTTTGACACTTGGAACAGTGTAATGGATTCAAATATAAATCCATTAAGAAATATTCCTAATTTACAAGTACGCCATTTGATTATGCAAATTCTTGCATGGATGTGGGTATCAGTATGCTCTATGTATTTAGGAAGCATAATGTTCTGGGGAATTAACGCAATCGCACACACACTTTTACTTGCGGCGATTGTAATTACTGTTGGTACGTTTGAAACTGCCAAGCGAAAGCCTAAAGTTTTTGACAGAATTGATGGATACAACGGACGCCAAAACAATGGCGAACATAATTAAATTTAGATAGGAACACACAATGACACACAAAAATCCCTTTGAAATTCGCGCGGAAATGTTACAAATGGCAAAAGATTATATGGATCAGCAATGGAGCATGAATATACAACTCGCAAATGATTTGTATGAGCAAGGCCATAAATCAGCAGAAGAAGTTAAGGAAGCGTACAAAATTTACAGTACAGATGATTTAATGGAAAAGGCTAAAGAAATGTATTCTTTTGTATCAAAGAAAGATTAATGATCCACAGATCATATTCTAAGTTTATGATCTAAAAATCATATTATTATTAATTTTTTACAAAGGTACATTTATGAATAATTTGGCGCGAGAACTCGCGGAAAATGTTGATTGGAAAAATTTCTTTGAAATGAGACATTCTGTAGGTTCACAATTAAATGATAGAACATTACGTTTTTTAAAATCAATTATACAAGATAAAGCGATTGAAAAAATGAGTGATGGTAGAGTCCAATATGTAGATTTAATTGGGCAAGATCATCAATTTAAAAAATATCGTATTGAAACTAAATGTGGTACAAATGTATTAACAACAGCAAAAGGTAAAGAAAAAAAGAAATGTGTAACTGGTTCTATCAAGTTGAACAATACACTAGGTTCAAGTCATGGTAGAATATTACCTGACACATTTGATTATCTGATGATTGTTGATAATGATGCAGTGGCAATAGTAAAACGAGAAAATTTATTGCCACACATTACAAGTGGTGGTGATGGACTTAGTGTTAAATTACCTTACTCAACACTTGAGTGGGTTGTAAAACCAAAAGAGTTTGATCATGATAACTTTAAAAATATTCAGAGTGTGAATGTTTTAGAACAACTTTATGAAATGATAGAGAAAATAATAACAATGTCTACCGATAAAAATATAAAATAATTTGTTGACTAAAACCCAATATTATGATATAATGACTCCAAACGGAGAAGAATATTGAAATCATTTTATACAAACGTAGCCAGATATGGCAATTCACTCTTGTACCGTGGTTATAATGACCACGGTATTCGTATTGAGAAACGTGTTAAATTTAAACCAAAACTCTTTGTTCGCAGTAAAGAACAAAATACGAGATGGAAAACTCTTGAAGGACTTTCTGTTGCTCCAGTAGAATTTGAGTCTATGAGGGCGGCAAAAGAATGGTTAGAGACTTACAAGGATATGGATAATGTCAAAATCTATGGCATGACTAATTATATTCAACAGTTTATAACAAGCGCGTTTCCAGACGAAATACAGTTTAATCGTAAAACAATCAATGTCGCAAACTTAGATATTGAAGTTGCATCAGATGACGGATTCCCACATCCAGATGCTGCTGATTATCCTGTTATATCAATTTGCCATAAGTCATCAACTTCTAATGTTTATCACGTTTGGGGTCTGGGTGAATATGATGTTGATAAACGCGAAAACCAAGATTTGATTGTCCAGTATCGTCATTGTAAAAATGAATTAGAATTATTAGCAAAGTACATGGAATTTTGGACTAAGAATCCACCAGATGTTATAACTGGTTGGTATATTAAAATGTTTGATATGCCTTATCTAATCAATCGCGTTACTAAAATTGCTGGTAATAGTGTCGCAAAAAAGTTTTCTCCATGGGGTTTGATTAGTGAACGTAATATAAATGTTGCTGGTCAAAATCATAAACATTATGAAATAACTGGTATTTCCCAATTAGATTATATGGATTTATTTAAAAAGTTTGGGTATTCATATGGAACCCAAGCATCTTACAAGTTAGATCATATTGCTCATACTGTTCTTGGTGAGAAAAAACTATCATATGAAGAGCATGGAACACTTCATACTTTATATAAAAATGACCATCAATTATTCATTGATTATAATATCAAGGATGTTTACTTAGT